CGTAGGCAAACCGATTGCCAATGTCACTTTCCCATTTAGCGAATGCTTCAGCCTGCGATTTGGTTACGGGAAATGACGTGCTGAATGCCGCCCAGTTTTGATGGCCATCAATAATGCCAGCCATCAGGTCGCCTTCCACAGCCACGTCAGCACCCTGCGACAGGACCGCGCCAGTGGCAGCTGTCAGCTTCAGCCCGGCGGACAGCGTGCCGGTGGCGTAGGTGATAGTGCTATCTGCTCCGTCAGTTGCCGAGGTGATGATGAATGCCTTTTGCGTGGTATCGAATTCGACACTTACACTTGCTCCGATACCGCTTTCAATCAGGTCAGCGGCCTGTGCAAAGCTGGTTACTGCGCTCAGGTTGATTGCTGCTGAGGTCTGCGAGGTCCCATCAACTGTTAACGTCAGGACGCCGGAAAGAAGTTTCAGCTGCTCCAGGGTGATGTTAGCCATTGAGCCGGAGCGGAGCCATGCCGGAGCGGATTCCACGTTAAGGCGGGCAAAAAGGAGGCTGCCCGGCGTACGGGATGAGTTTTTATACCCCTTGAAGTAGATAGTCGCCATTGAATACTCGGTAGACGCGCCACCAAAGTATTCTGAAACTTCAGCTGCTGACGCGAAGTTCAGGACGCTCCCTGTTGGGACATATTCACTTCCGGTAATGATTAGACCATTAAGGTCCAAGGCCGAACCGCTTGGTGACAAAACACCAGGCAGAATTTTAACGATTTGGGAAAGAGGAATCGCCATTTAGACATTCTCCGGTGGGTAATTGGCATCAATCAGGTTCGCTGTGACGCTTACATTTGTCATAAATTGTTGAGGAACAATGATATCGCTCGGTATCTGCGTGTGAATGTCGCAGGTCCATCGATTCTCATACTGCTGTTCGCCGTTGATCATCGTTGTTTGGTGGGGGTCTGTGCTGTACAAAGGGCTTAACAGCGCCAGTCCTTTTTCTGCCTTATTCCGGCGGAACCATTCACAGGAGTAATCCGAACGATAAAGAGTCGCGATAATCCGCGCATTCTCCTGAGCAGATGGCCCGTAAAAATCAAGCTGGCAGCGCCATACGGATGTCCGGGTGTGGACCTCCTCGCTGACGTTACTCTGTGGATTAAACCGGTATGCAACAGCATTGGTTGACATGCTGTCGGTTGCCATCGGCGTCATGATGATGAAGTCACCCTTCGGCATTGACTTGCGATTTTGCTGCCCTGCCTGAACATTCCCTGACGGGATTCCAGTTAGTTCGCAGATGAACTTTTGCAGAGTATCGAGCAACTCTGCTCCTGTAACGCTTACTGTTGCCATCACACCACCTGCTGATTAACGATAACTTTCACCCAGTCAGGCCACATTTCCACTACCTTTACGACCAGCCACTCTTGATTATCGAGCATCAAAATATCCTCACCTTTCTGCTCTGCCCGGTTAATACCGCTGAAGTTTCCGTTCAGGTATGCAACGCGCAAAATCCCCTGAATGTTCACGGCATCAACCTGTCGCAGGTCGGTAGAGGAAAGCTCCTGCAATTGCACGGTTACCGGCACTTCGGTATAGACCGGCTGCTGCCTTGCGCCCGGCGCTGGTACTGAGCCGCTGTAGACTTTGAACACTGCCTCAGTGTCAGGGTTAACCCGGGTGATTGCCCCGCGAACAATTCCGTGCAGGTTCATCAGGTCACCTCGTAGTTCACGTCGTCGATCATTACGCGAGTGTCAACAAGCGGTTTGGTTGATGAGTTGGGGAGAACCTTTCTGGTGCGTCGCCTTTCGAGAGTCACCGGTGACAGCTCAGGCTCCATAAGCTCAGATATTGATTGGTAGATATCCCCTTCCATGAGGGCACCGACTGACTCCAGCACTGACCGAGCATCCATGCCCTGCTCCAACCCTCTGGCTATGGCTGCTGCCCACTCTTCTTTGTAATCCGCAATAGCATTTCGGAAGAATGGCCTTGGTGGTTGGTTCCTTGCTGGGTCGCCATATTCATTCATGGCTGCAACTGCCGCCACTGGCGGCCCGCCGTTTGGGTAAGTGGCACCACTGAAAAAACCCGCCTTCACCTCGGTAGCATTAAGCCTCTCTTCCAGCTCTTGCAGGTAACGCTCCAATCCGCTAGTCATAAGCACTCCCCGGGTAGTAGTTCGCCATGCGGTAAACCTTGGTAGCCTGCCAGTACTCCATGCCGCGTGGACTTTGCGTGTACCATGCGTAACGGAACTCGATAGGCCCAAGGTCAGATGAAACCGACACGCTACCTTCCGATGCTGACGAGATGCGCCCTACCATCCCCGAGCCACCGTTACCTTTCGAATCCCCATATCTCAGATACGCGATATGCGCCATCAGCAGATAGAGCAAACGCTCCCGCTTGACAGGATCAATGACGAGTGAGAAGTCGGTGTTGTCGAGGTAATCAGTAGCCTGGTCGAACAGGAAAGGGAGTAACGCTTCGTCTACATTGGAAAACTCGGGGAGCATGGCGCGGAATCTGGGGATATCCAGAGTCACTATCGCCATGAGTTATTCCTCTTTATCAGGCTTCGTTTGCTGCTTTTTCGGGTCCAGTTGCTCCACGCCTGTTTTTTGCCCCTCTCGCTCCCGTGCAGCGTCCTTAACTGACGCTTCATCTGTTACCGCAAACACCACTCCGTTACGAAGCAGGGGCTGTCCTGCGAAGGTCTTCGCGAACCCCTCCCACAGCTCAGCAGGAACATCGCGCGTGATGCCGAATCCATTAATGAGCACGGAGTCGTTCGCCCCGGACAGCTTCATCGACTGGTCGCCATGACGAATCACAATACCGGCAGGCAATTTGCAGCCGATGATGTAGGTTGCTGTTTTAGCCATTTATTATGCTCCCAGCATCTGGGCGAACAGGAATGGCTGCGTGATTACCGCGCCGTAAGTTGTGCCTGAGTATTTCTGCTTGTAATGCGAGAGCTCAGTTACCAGCGGGTGAGCGCGAAGCTTCTCACTGTATGCCATGAAGCCAACTTCTTGGCCCTGAGCGGTTTCAACGAACATCTGAATAAGCTCACCAGCGGCCGTGCTGTACTGTGGCGCTGTTTCGATGCGCATGTTCGGGAAAGCTTTTTTCAGCATGTCTTCCAGAGATGTCGCGAAGATTTCGTTCGCAGATTTCAGGTTTACGCTGAGCTTGTTCGACATGACCAGTACAAGATTGGAGGCCATATCAACGCCGTCACCAACGATACCGTTGGTTCGCTCTACCAGGTCTTCATACAGCGCCAGAATGTCGTTGTATTTGTCTACAATCTGCTTGGAACTCCACAAAACGCTTCCGCCAACAGTTAGCGGGGTGATCGGTGCCGGTAGTGATGGATCGTTCAGCAGGCCGTAGTTACGCAGCCCTGCAACGCCATAAAAATAGAAACGGTTCTGGTCCTGGTCGAGTACGTTGACAGCTGCACGTTGCTTTTTAGCCGCATAGGGAAGCATGGCGAGGCCATAGCGCTCCTGCTCAAGCTCGCCGTATTGAACGACAGTCTGATAACGATAAACGTCACGATGCTCCCATGAAGGAGTGACCTGCACCGCCCCCTGCTCGCTGTAGTCGTCATACGCCACAGTATCACCGGTTTCTTCGATGCGTTGGATCATGAAGCTATCTTGCGCCCATGCCCCGCGCTTTTCTTCGCGCCCGAGGATTGCCGCAGCTCGGTTAGGCGTAAACAGCGTATCAACGATGGTAGGGTCAATGAATGTTGCAACGATGGCAGGAATACCGCCATTAGGGGCCAATGACGGCTGCGGGTCTGCATCCATCGCCAGGCGGCTAACCGAGGAAGGGAAAGAAATACCCTGCGCGTTGGCAACCTGGATGAAATCTTTAAAAGTTGGTTGTGGCATTATGCTTTGCTCCAGGTAGAGATGATAACCAGATCGCCGATTGCTGCGCCCTGAGATACATACCAGTCAGTTTCAACAGAACCGGCCACAGTCGCACCAGCCTCGCCAGTTGAGATAGCGCCAGTAGTTACACTGGCGAAAACCTTCTGGCCCACGGTAGCTGCGGTTGAAGACTTAACCCAGAAGTCGCCCCCAACCTTAGGGGAAACCTCTACACCGCCGCGAATAAGCATGCTGGCGCTCTGACCGTAGCCGATGATTGCCTGAGCCAGGTTCTGAATGAAACCGACTGGTTTGGTGGTAGCTGTTGGGGCGATATTGGTGACGACTTTCGGGTCCGTAGCATCACGGAACACGAATGTTGCAATGCCGACTCCAGCAGCAGTAGTCTTGAATGCTCCGGGCCCACCGGCAGCAGCAATGATCGGAGAGGATGATGCAGGGTGGCCTACCTGACCAACGCCGCGATAGATGCCTACACTTTGTTGAAATGCCATTATGCTTTACCCCCACGGATCATTTTCATTACTTCGGATTTTGTATCGCCACTCAGTCGATGAGGTGTTGAGTCTTGCGCCATTGCCGCAGGTCGGGCATAAGCTTTGAATACAGAACTCAGAGCCGCAGCCGGGAGCGAGGCGTGGTCATCACAGCCAAGCTGTTTCAGAGCGGTGCGATAGACCTCTTCAGCGCTATCACATGCCAGCTCACCAACTACCGGGCGAACATCACGCTCAGCCTGACGCAGAGCGGCAAAGCGCGCCTCAACACCCTGAATGGCTGCGTCCATGGCAAGCTTGCTGTCTTTCGCCATTTTCTCTTTGTCGTCTTTTTCGTCTTCGTCCTTGGCCGCCTTTTCTTTGTCAGCCTTTTCTTTCTCTTCCTCGTCCTTGGCAAGTTTTTCTTTATCGGCTTCGGAGTCCTTTGCCGCCTTCTCTTTGTCGTCTTCGTCTTTAATTACTTCGTCCACTTTCTTTTCGACGTCTTCCGGCTTTTCGTCATTCGCCAGCGCAGTCTTGAAGACCGACATCAGCTTATCTTTCAGTGTCATTAGGATGTTTCCTGTAGGTTTGGAGTCATAAACAAACACGTCGGGGCCAGCCCGACCACTTGGCACGATAGCCACGTGATTACAAACGATGTCGCGCATAACTCCATCGTATGCCTCTCCCTCGTACACGCCGGGCGTCATGTCGAGCCTGTAGCGGTAGGAGGATGAAATTTCGCACTGCTGCTTGCTCTCAATTCCGATGATCGAATCAATGTCGTAGAGGCCAAGAGAGTTGTTCAGGTAGGGGTATTCAAAGGAAGAGTTCGTTCCTGTCGATCCGACAATACTTTCCTTTGGCGGTTTTAGCACAGACACTGCTATGTGCGTGTTGAGTACCGGTTTGTTGTTAAAAGTTGGCGCTGCCTTTCGCAGTTCTTCGGGGTCTCGGAGCAGGCGATACTCTTTGTCCGGGATAAGGCCCAGCAATTCGCCATCAGGTATTTCTTTCCCGTAGTAGACGCAGACATTCGCTTTGCTTATGGGCGTTTTTGCCACATGGAGCATTCCATCTGCGTCATAACTACGAACACTCGCCCGATCAAAGGCAAGCTTCACGTCATTCATGTGGTCACCTTTATTCAGGCAATAAAAAAGGCCGCCCGTAGGCAGCCTGTTTGTAATTTATGTGTGCTAATTCTTATCGAGCCATAGCTGTATTTCATCAGCCATCTCTTTGCTCAGCCCATACCCAACACTTCTGTGGGGGGCTTTGTAATCTCTGACTAAGTCGAGATAGCTCTTATCCTCTACTGGGATGTCGTCAGGGATGTTTTCGCAGCAATAAAACTGCCAGCAGTCTCCCATGGATTGCGGAACTGCGTGTAGGTATTGGATTCCTAGCCTGCGCATAACCTTCTGGGCATGTTCGGGGTGATAAGTGCTAAAAATAAGCAGTGGACATTTGCTTGTCATCACAACCTCGTCTAAGTTGCTCGTCAGTAGAATGGTGGCAGGCGGTGACGATGCCGCTTTTCAGGAGCTACCCTAGCCAACATTTATTTTATCAGAACGGCAATACTGGCCGCCACGAACACCCGCAGTTCGGGAGCTGCCCCGGCATGATGTACTCGCCGTCAATCAGGCAGCCTTTATCAAGCCGGAACCGCTTCTTCTCTTTACCGGCCATGACATGACTGTGACGGGGCTTGTTGCTACCACCACTGTGCAGCCACTCCCCTTCTTCGATACCCGCAGCCATTTGTCTGGCGGCAGACAGTGCGCTGGTAGCCTTGCGTACCTGGTCGCGAGCAATGAACTCAGCACGACGCCGGGTGATGCCGTGACGCTTGCCGAAGTTACGCTCGATTTCATCAGCCAGCGTCTTGCGGTCGCCGCCCCGTGCTACCGAGCGGAACACCATACCCTCAACCTCGGTGAAGTATTTCTCCGGTATTGAGCGAATCAGCGACACGTTTTCAGCAATGATGGCATCACGCTTCTGGAGCATGGCTTCCGTCCACTGCATGTTAATCGTCATACCTTCGGTGCGGGCAGCAGCCAGAATGCCACGGTCAACAGCCTCGCCCGTTCGCTTCTCGACAGATTCAGCCATTGGAAGCGAACGGGCAATGAAGCGGTCTATCCACTTTTTAGCCAGCGACATCAGTGCGGTGCGGAGCATGCTGACAGGGTTCGCATCCATCGCCAGAGCAGAGTCAGCAGCCAGGGGGTTATCGCGAACGATATTCACAATCTGCGCCCGGACATCGGTATTCATCTCGCGGATTTCGGCCAGTAGCTCACGTCGATACCACTTGATGTTACCGGCGTTGTAATTCACCGGCCTCAGCGTCTTCCTCTTCTTCCGGTTCATAGTCGCCATCCAGATTCTCGAAGCCAGCGCCCTCTATAGCCTTCAGTGCGTCGCGGCCTTCTTCGCTGCTTACCAGCTGGGAATCGGCTGCTGCGGTTGCCGTGCGCACCCTGATTTCGCAGATTTCCGCTTTCTCTTTCTCGCTCAGCTCATCCAGTGGGCGGAACTCGAAGAAGATGTTCTTTTTGATTTCCCCGAACTCGGACAGCTGGATAATCTTGAAGATGTTCTCCAGCGCCCGGCGGATATCGCGCTCCTGCATGCCAGAGATGGTTTCGTGCCATGTCTCAAGCTCAGAGTCGCCTGACGCGTTAAGGCCAGCCGGTGCGTTACCCAGCAGCTTCAGGTTGGTGATACGCGCCGGAATACACATCTGGTCCTGATAGTTCGACAGGAGGTTGGATAATTCGCTGAGGGATGTCTGCGTATGAAGCAGGTCCTCACTTATATCTAAAGCCCAAAAGCCAAAGTTCCCCTCAATATGGTTATGAAGTTTTAATCTCTTATCGAACTGTCCAGGGTCTTGAAGGCGGGCATCCATGTCGGTTTTCAGCGCCCGCATGCGCAGCGTCCGAAGCAGCTTGATTACGTTCTTCTTGGCATCGCGCCAGTCAACTACGTAATCTTCCATCAGCTGCGTCAGAGACAGCCCGCCGAAGTTATAGGACGGCTTGAGGATATCCGGCACCGGGCGGCTAATGATGTCGAGGAATCGCGACTCATGCACCGTCTGCCCCATCACAAACCATGCTTGCGGCTTGTAGAAGTCAGCAGCGAGAGGCCAGCGCGTGTTATACATCGCCGGATAAATCCAGGTCGGGTCTACTACGCGAATGCCTTTTAGGGAGTTTTTGGTGATTTTGCGCGGGTCGAGGAACAGGGGCTTCTCAAGCTCCTTATCGTCAGCTCCCACATCGATAAAGATGCGGGCAACGCCGAACATTGAGTCCTGCCGCACTGCCTCATGAATAACGCGCTTGATGTCGTATTTGTCGAGCGCGGCTTCCATCAGGTCGATATCGGGATCACCCTCTTCACGACTCTTCACCTCAATCCAGTTACGCGTCATCTCGTCTGCCATCACGGTATGCATGTTGGCGTATTCGACCTGCTGTGACATCGTGGCGAGGATTGGATAACCCCGGAACCCTGAGTACTGGTCGCCGATTGAAAGCCCGTTAAGCGTGGCGTATGGCGTCGAGTCCATTGCCAGTGTCGCTTCTCTCTTTGCCTCAGGAATCACACCGGGTAGTGGCTCATAGCGCTCGAACTGCGCAAATTTTACTTCCTGCTGAACTGATGCCATTTCCAGGTGTTGGGCGGTAATCTTTACTGGCTCCCGGCGAGGCGATTGCGCAGTCTGTTTTCTCGTCATTGCAATATCTCGTCAGGAATACGGAATGGTTTGTGTACCGGTGCGAACGCCATAATCAGTGAGTCGGCCATGTTCGGGGATGGTATCCCGCGCTTCTTCATGTCCTTTTTGCTCTCAACCTTCACGCGACCGTTATTGTCGTAATCCACCCACGGACGGGACAGCTCGGCCTTGAGGTATTCAAGCTGCTTGATATCGGAGCTGATGCTGATTAACTGGTCGTCGGTGAACTGCTTTGCAAACTCGGTGTCTTTCGGGTTGGCTTCTAGGTGTCTGATAACGCGCCACGTGTTGTAAAAGCGGTCACGCACTCCCCACCAGGCTTGTGCCTTGATGTTGGAGAACATGTCTTTGTTCGTCTTGCCGTCGGAATACTTGGCGTCAGGCTTAAATACTGCTTCCCCGGCGTTAAATCCGGTGGCGGTGATTCTGCACACTCGCTTCAGGTGCGCTTTCACGCCAGCGCCAACACCGATGGAGTCATAAACAATCTCGGTTGCCTTGACCTCTTCGGCGTAGTTCTTCACACGGTCAGCAGAGGTGATAACGTCGCCTTTATGCCACTGGTCACAGTCGATGACCACAGAGCCATAGGCAAGCGTGGTAGCGTTACTGTCCTCACCCTCATCTGCCACGTCGAACCCGACACGCTTGCGACCTGATGGCTTGAAACCGATCTTCATGTGAGCATCGATAGCAGCTGCAATCCACGACGGCTTGATGATTGCCATGTCACTGTCGGCAACCGGCTCCCCTTCCCATATATGCAGGTAAAGGTCGTAGTCGCGTTCTTTGCACTCTGCCATTTGAGCTGGCAGCGGAGAGTCGCGGAAGTGGGGGTTGTTGTTGTAATTCGCCTTCAGCACGATAGCGCCAGCAGGCGGCTTGACGATAAAGCGCTGGTACGTGTCGTCGAGGATGTTCTTTGGGTTGAAGCTGACCCATATCTCAGCGTTCTTATCGCCGCGAATGGAGGGAATTAGCGTTTCCCATGAGTCCTTGGTTACGGCCTCGGCCTCTTCCACCCAGCAGATACCAACACCCTGGATGGATTTAATCTTTGTGACGTTGTTCTTGATGCCGGAGAACACGAAGCTTGCGCCGGTTCCCAGGTGAATAATCGTGCTCTTCTGCACTTCAAACTCAGCTGTGTATCCAAGCCGGTCAATAGTCTCGCACAGGAGCTTGTGAACGGAGTCGCTGATAGAACCCTGAAACTCTCGCGTACACAGGATGACGGTGTTGGTGCGCCGGGATAGCTCCACGGCCAGCTCTGCAAAGAAATATGACTTACCACTACCCCGGCCACCGTAAGCCACTTTGTAGGGTGCGCTCTCGGCAAATGGCCTGAAGTATGGGTTAGCCATCGAAGATATCCTTGATAGATTTGTGCTCGACCTTAATGCCGCCGGTCATCTCGATTACTACTTTGTCGAGTCCGGTCAATTTGGCTTTGCCCATAGTCGCAGCAACAGCTGCTGAGGATTGCGGTGTCTCTGCGTCTAAAGCGGCTTTCCTGGCCTCTTCCAGTTCTGCGATAAGAGAGTCCACTGTGACGCCATGACGCTCCTTAATCTCACCCTGCAACTCAGCGACCCTTACCGTTACCTTACCGTTTGCGAGCAATTCAGACGCTTTGACGTGTATTGCCTCTGCTTTCATCTTGTCAGCAGCATACGCCGACCGATAAGCCTCAGAAGCATTACCCGTTTCGATGTACGCCTGACAGAAAGCCTCTTGCTTTGGTGTCAGACCGGCCATATTTACCCTCTGTGGAAGTATTTGATTTTCGCCGACTCAACGTGCTTTAAATTGATAATCCAGCTCTCTCCGCTTTCGGACCAGATTTGAACAGGCTCCTGCATGACAAGACCTGTAATGTCGTGTGGGATGATGCCTTTGATTTCTCGACCACCAGGGAAGATGGCGGTGATTTCCACCTTATCCACAGGCCTATTATCTCTCATAGTTGGATTTGCCATGTTATCTCTCGGTCATTGGTTTTGACTGGAACTTAATTTGAGTGAGCTCCATAATTCTTCGCTTCAGCTCTTCAGTGAACTCAGACACAGATTCGACACTGAATTTTCTTCCCGTAAACTCACTCTCAAGCTCTGCTGCAATCTGATACACAACAGATCTGGGAGGAAGTGTGATTTCATAATCAACCAGCAGGGGTGCGTGTTTTATTTCCACGATGTTTTGCTCGACTGTAATTGCCATTTACTTGCCTCTAAGTCTGTCGATGATGCTGCGGTGTCTGGTCTGCGTATATTTCAGAGCGGCGTCGAATGTTGGCTTTGATTTTTCTGAAGGTACAGAGCTGGACTTGTACATCTCCAAGCGACCCTCCCACTCACTGAAAGCGGCGACAGGTGTCAACCCCCACCCTGCGATATTGCCGTAATTCCCAGGTGAGATGATTGCAGATTGGCAATACCACATTCCCATGCGTCCGTCATATGTTATGCGTGGCTTTTCCATATCACTTCACCTCGTATTTGAACCCGTACTCACCAGCAAATTTGCAGGCACGCTCAAAACGCACTGCGTTCAGGAATCGACACTTGGCACCGAGGGCAATCAGAAAGATGAATGCAGTGAACCACCACCGCTCTCTCACTGTGATAGATGCAGTTACCTTTGCCATATCAGAACTTCCTGCTGTGTGTTTTTTGGATTCTGCATATATCCCCGGTTAATTTCGCACCAGTGAATTGCAGGATTGGAGCTTTATTCTGTGAAGGCCACTTTGTAGTAACCTTGGAAGAATATTCTATTTTGCTCTGGATTCTTCTATCTGCCTGATGCCAGCCAGCTGACTGTTGGCTTTATCTATCGCCGTCAGTAGTGGGTCAATCCAAAGCACCGCTTGGCAATATGTCAAGGCGCCGGTGGCAGTGGTGTCAGTACCGGTGCTGTCAGTGATGCGGGGATCGGCGTGCATTGCGCTGGCACGTAAACGGTTCGCGTATTCGAGCACCCGGCCAGCAAGAGCAGCAGGCACAGCGAGAGCACAGGTCGGCTCAGTTTTGAGTATCTCCCGGTAAACAATTTGTTTCTCCTGAGCTGAAGCCGTAATTTTTGTGTCGTATTGCTGAGCAGCTGCGGCAATTCGGTTATAGCGGTTGAATTGCAGGGACTGTGTGGCGATGACACTGCTCTGCCGGTCGTTGTCAGCCTGCAACTGCACATTGGCTTTTTGCTGCTCGCTGTATTTACCGTGGTAGTAAATAACTGCACCACCCAACCCGAGCAACAGAAGAATGAACACTGCGGCCAGAACGCTGCTTACACGACTCACGATAGAAATATCTTACGTTCTGCCGTACGGCGACGGCGGAGTCCGGCTTCGACCTTGCTCCCCGGCGATACCCATTTCAGGAACTCGTCAGCCGCCCCCCTGTAATCACCGGCATTCAATTTTCTTAGCAGGGTTG